AGGGAGGCCACATCACCTGCCGCGGGGGGACGATTTCACGGGGTCGAGTTAGTCTCGACCAGCGCGGTGACCTCGTCCGGGAGAAGGAGGGCCGAGTCGTCCGAGGCGGAGCCCCAGAGCTTGTCCTTGAGCGCCTTGAATGCCTTGGGCTTGACGGAGTCCGACGAGACCTCCAGCGAGGAGACCGGCTTGAGGCCGGTCGCCGCGATCGGCGTGGACTTGCACGACCAGGAGAAGGTCGTGGCCGTCGGGCTGGAGTTGACGGTCTCCCGCGCCTTCTCCGACGGAGAGGCGAGCAGGCCGTAGAGGATGTGGATGGTCTCGCCGTGGGCGTTTCCGTCCGTGTCATTGCCGCGAATGGTGCGGTAGGACAGGCAGAACGACCTGCGGGCCTGCTGACCCATGCGGACGCCCTTCTGGTCGACAACACCGTCGCACGCGAAGAACTCGTCGGGGAAGGTGTAGGCCTCGATAGTGGCCTCGAACTCCTCCGCCGAGATCATCGACAGGTACGGGATGTTGTCGGCGTAGAGCTTGGTGATCTCCGCGCCGGTAGGCTTGTCCGTGACCTTGGTCAGACCCGACCAGGCCACGCCCTTGGCGTACTTGGACGCGGTGGGGTCCCAGACGTACAGCACGCCACGGTCCAGACCCGTGTCATAGAAGTGCTTGCCCGTCTCGTCCCACGTAAGAGCAGCCATTGTGTCTCCTAGCTGACATAGATGGTGAATACGTCGTGGTGCAGGCCGTCGGCCACGAAGTGCGACGAACGACGCGTCAGAGGCAAGTCCCCCACACGGTCGGGAATGTCGCTGTCCGGGTTCCGATCGATGACCGTCACCTGGTACCCCGTGGCCTTGA